AATAATTTATAAATAATGAATAATATATATAAGTATATAAATAAAAAATATATATCCAAATATATATCCAAATAATGTCATTAGTAAAATATAATACCCAAAAAGAATTATTATTAAATACATTATTAGATTTTTATAAAAAAGATGATAATTTAAACAAGATTTTAAAAATAATTACAGGAGAAACAAAAATTTCTCTACGTATAGTGGATTGGTTTGCAACCAATTATGCAAAAAAGAATTTTACATTATATAATATTATTGATTCAAATGGTGATGAAAGAAGATTTAAAGTATATCAAGATTACAAATTAAAATTAAAAGCGTATTCAAAGAAGAATTTTGATCCGTTTTGTAGATGGGAAAGAACAAGTATTCCTTATGAAGAAGATACATTTATTGAAACAACAATAGGACAATTAAATTTCTTCAAATGGACATTAGAAAATGATATAATTAAATATATTGAAGAAAATTATGAAGAAATAGAGAATGATATGAATAATAGAAATAGCACAAGTAAAAGAAAATATTTAATTAAACAAGAACAAGAAGAAGAAGTTGTTGTAAATAATTCATTAAATAAATCTAGAAAAAAAAGAGAAGAATTATCAGTATCTGCAACAAAAAGTATTAAAAAAGAAAATGTAGAAATTATAGTAAAATTTAATTAAATAGTAATATACAATTTAATTAAATATGGGAAATACAATTCCTAAAAAAGTTAGTTTTGAAGATATCCAACTTATTTGTAAAAATCAAAGACCTTTCTCTATACTTATCAATACATTGGATTTAAATGAACAAAATTGTCTCATTCAAAATACAATTCTTGCAAATAAAGAAGAAAATCATATTAATGATTTAATTAATAATAAATCATTTCAAATAACCATTGTAATATACGGAAAAAATTGTCAGGATGAAGAAAAAATAATAATAAAATATAAACAATTACAAAAATTGGGATTTAAAAATATATATATTTATTGCGGTGGATTATTTGAATGGTTATTATTGCAAGATATATATGGTGCTGAAGAATTTCCAACTACTAGTAGAGAAAATGATATCTTAAAATATAAATCATTTTCTCTACTTTCAAAACATTTATTATCTTATTAAATATAATCACACATTTCTGCTTCCCATTGGTTATTTATTTTTTTTATAAAAAAAGGTTTTCCACAACCATATATTTCATTATTATTAATTAATTCATGACAATTTTCTTTTTTCATATGAGGGTCTATTTGTTGTAGATTATGTTTATAAATTCCATGACGAAATATTGCACAATTTACTTGTTCTATGATTACTGAATCATTACAATGAGGACATTTTACTAGAATTTGTGTTTCCATTATATAATATTTATTATTATAATCCACATAATAATTCCCACTCTTTCATTATTGTTGGATTTTCATAAATATCTATATTTCCATCAATAGATATTATTTGTGTTGTATCAGTTAATATTTCAATCATGTCTTGATGATATTTATCACAATTGATTAAATATTCCAAAGGAATTTCATTTTCTCCAGTTCTATTTCTCTTTTTTATTCTTTCAAAACATATTTCTGGATTTGCTTTTATATAAATAATTTTATTAATGGGAAATTCTAATGCAAATTCTTCAAACCATTTATTATATATTTGATAATTTACATCTTCTATATTTTTCATTTCAAATAACATTTTGGCAAATACATATTTATCTGTATATAAACATCTTTCTGTAATTATAATAGCAGAAGGATTTTGTCTTACGGTTTCTCTTAAAATAGAGAAACGAGATATAAATGCCATCATTTGAAATGAAAAAGAATACATTTTTTGGTTTTTATAAAACTTTTGCAACATTGTTTCATTTGTTTCTCTATCTCTTATCTGTTCCCAATCATCAACTGGTTCTTTTACAAATATTATTTTTTTAGAACATTTTTCTTTTAAATAATTGAGAAATGTACTCTTTCCTGAACCAATATTTCCTTCGATTGAAATAATAAATGCCATTTTTTGTTTTATACTATTTATTTATATAAATTATTATTTCAATTTATTAGTTAATAATATATTCATCATTTGTTCTTCGTTCATTGATTCAATATACTTTTTAAATAAGTTATATTTTTCTAGTTGAATATTTATATTTCCTTCAAGACGAATCCAATAATGTACTAACAATATTTTTTTTAATTCATTAAGTGAAGCATAATTTATTTTATTAACAAATTGATATGTATGTAATAACATTTGTTCCATTACAATTTATTATTATATTTACATTTTATTAAACTTTCAATTTATTAATGTGAATTATGAAATAGTTATCATATATCTAATATGTTCTTTATAAAAATTACTATTTTATTAAACTCTTTTCTAATATAAGGATTGATTGATACTAAATTATTTGCAATATTATAATTTTCAAATTCATTTACAAGAAATCAACTCATCTAAATCAATGACTGTTGTATCAATACAATAATGATATGTAAATAAGATGGGATTTATAATAATTCCTTCATATTATTTATACACTCATAGAATGTTCTAGAGAATTTATGTATATTTAAAAAATTATAACATGTGGTAGTTAATATACAATCTGGAATCATATTTTACATAATGATATTATATTAATTATAAAAAATTGATATAAATAAAGTAAATGATATAAAGAACAATTCAAAAGAAAGTTATTAAATGGACTTGAACCAAAGAAAACTCAACAAATCTGAATGGGAATCTATTGAAGTTCCTGTTACAGATGAAGAAAAAACAATTCTCACACTTATTTGTAATGGATACCACGATGTAAATATTAAATATAATAAATATTTATCATTATTTGGTTATTTAAAAGTAGAATATTCACTTCTTATGGAAGATTATCTTTTCTATAATTACTTTTTAGAAAAAATTAATCAAATGAATGAATATACAGATTTTGTTCATGATATAAAACCCAATCCAAAAATTAAAAAAGCAGATTTAATACGTATTCAAAGAAATAATGTAGATAAAATAATGAATAATGTTGAAATTTATGAATATTTACTTCTTGATATTATCTCAAATATATTCACACATAAAGAAACCAATCAATGGTATATTCATTATTTCACACTATATAAATTAAAATCAATGTCCATACTAATGTTAAATAGACATGTAATGAGTTTTATTGATTTTATTTTGAAGAAATTAGAAACTGAAATCAATATGATTGATTTTATAAAGAATTCAGTAGAATTTATAGAGAAAAATAAATTATTATTAAAATATGCTGATTTGACATTATATGAACATCAACGTGAATTATTTACAGTATGTAAAAATACACAACCCAAATTAATATTATATATTGCACCAACTGGTACTGGAAAAACTCTATCTCCAATTGGTCTATCAGAAGGATTTAAAATAGACCAAATTACAAATGAAAAAATAACACAACGAATTATATTTGTATGTGCTGCAAGACACGTCGGATTAGCATTGGCAAAATCATCTATTTCTGTTGGAAAAAAAATTGCCTTTGCATTTGGATGTACTAGTGCTGCAGATATTCGTTTACACTATTTTGCAGCAAAAGATTATACAAAAAATAAAAAAACAGGTGGAATCGGTAAAGTAGATAATTCAGTTGGTGATAAAGTAGAAATAATGATATGTGATGTAAAATCATATCTTCCAGCAATGTTTTATATGTTGTCTTTTAATCAAGCAAATAATATTATAACATATTGGGATGAACCTACTATTACTATGGATTATGAAGAACACGAATTACATTCTATTATTAGAGAAAATTGGCAACAAAATTTAATTCCAAATATTGTATTATCTTCTGCAACTCTTCCAAAAATACACGAAATTGGATTAACAATTGATTCTTTTCAAACAAAATTTGAAGCAGCAAGCATTCATAATATTGTTAGTTATGATTGTAAAAAGTCAATTCCTATTATTAATAAATTTGGTTATGTTATTGTTCCTCATTTTATTACTAATAACCCTGAAAAAATATTACAAATCATTGAAAATATAAAAGATAATATGACTTTATTGCGATATTTAGATTTAAATGAAATTGTGAAATTTATTGAATATGTTTTACCTCATACAATGAATTTAAAATTTCAAAAGATTGAAGATATAACAATGTCTTCTATTAAAATATATTATCTTGAATTATTAGAAGAAATTGTCTCTACAAATCCATCCTCATGGGAAAGAATCTATTTACATTTGTCTTTATTAAAAGAAAAAAAAATACAATCTAATCTATACATTGATACTAATGGAACACCATTACGAAAATCTAATAGTTTAACTTTAATTCAAGATAAAAAAGAAGAAAAACATTTAATAAGAACTACAAGTGTTTCTTCATTGGATTCTCCAAAAGAAGAACAAACAGGTATATATTGTACTACAAAAGATGCATTTACATTAACTGATGGACCAACTATATTTCTTACAAACGATGTAGAGAAAATTGCTAAATTTTATATTCAACAATCTAATATTCCTTCTCAAGTTATGAAAGATATATTACATAAAATATCAGTAAATAACACAATTAATGAAAAAATATCTGTATTAGAACAAGAATTGGAATTATTAACTGAAAAAAATAATCAAACTGCAACAAATGAAGAATCGGTTGGAGGAAAAATAAAAAGAAAAGATAGTAAAGTTAAATTAGCTTCAGATACAAATGCTGATGGTAAAAATATTGCTAGATTAGAAACCGAAATAGAGAGATATAAAAATATGATTCAATCTGTTCAATTAAATGAAACATTTGTTCCTAATAAAATTCTTCATCTTAAAAAATGGTTCCCTCATAAAATAGTTAATACTTTTACAAGTGATATTGAAGAATTTACAATTATAGAAATTATGATGTTGAAAGATGTGGATGATAGTTGGAAAGTATTATTATTGATGGGAATTGGTGTATTTACAAATCATCCAAGTATTACTTATACAGAAATCATTAAAAGATTGGCATCTCAACAAAAATTATACATGATTATTGCATCTAGTGATTATATTTATGGAACAAATTATCAATTCTGTCATGGTTATTTATCCAAAGATTTGTCTATTACTCAAGAAAAAATTATTCAAGCATTTGGTAGAATAGGAAGAAATAATATTCAACAAGAATATACAATTCGTTTGAGAGATGATTCTCAAGTAGAGAAACTATTTTATAGAGAAATAAATAAACCAGAAGTTATGAATATGTCAAAATTATTTGTTTAATAATAATATGTAATTTATTTATTAAATATTATTATTTATTATTTTTATTTTTTCGTTTTTTTGTTTTTTGTTTTAATCCTCCTCTAAAAAAACTAAAAAAAGATTTTGGGGTTGGATTTAATATTTCCGTTTCTTCATTAGAAACTAATGCATAACTTTCTAAGTTAACATTTCTAAATACTGTTTTTTGTATAAATGTATCTAGTTTATTTGATCTTGATTTACCAATTTGTTTAACGTCTTTTGTTAAATATGTCATGACAACTTGTGTATTATCTTTTGATTTATATTTAATGAATTTACAATCTCTTGGTAGTAGAATTTCATATTCATTAAAATGATAACCAAATTGAGGCAATTTTATCAAAGGTATGACACGATAACCACGTGGAATAAATATTCTAATTATTTGTCCTTTATTATGTGATGGAATTATAGTGGTTGTATAATCTGTATTTTCAGTAGTTTCATTTTGGGTACAATATTCAAGAGCATAATTCACATCAAATGTAGTTGAAGTATAACTAGCTTGTGTAAATATATTATTATATTTCATACCACTTTTATTACATCTGTAAACATAAAATGGTTTTGAAATAGGAGGAATTTTTTGAAATATTGCATCTAATTTATGAATATAATCATATGCTTGTTCTTTACTTTCAAAATTACTCACATAATCATTAATATATTTTTCATCATCACTGTTTTGTAAAAATTCATTTAATTTTAAATAAAATTTTGTTTTTGGATGAATATAACACGATAAAATTTCTTTATCCTCATCAGTTAATTCATTTACTGCTCTAATTTGTTCATATAATTCCAAGTATACATTTGCAAATACTACAGGATCTTTTTTTTTATCATATGGATATATTTCTGTTTTATGAATATTAATATATGACTGTGGTTTAATAAAATTTTTACGAGTACTTTTATACACTTTACTCATATATATGAAAGATAATTAATTAATTACACAATTTAAAATAATTCCATATCTTTATACTTTTCATTTAGTTTTTCTTTAAAAAATTCCATTTGTGTATCCAAATCATAATCTTCTGGTAAAACCATTTTCATATTTAATCTTTTTCCATTCATTCTTTTTTCATAAACTAAATGATATTTTTCTCTGATTACAACCATTGAGAAATACGTAGGTAAAGATGGAATTTCTTTTACTGGATAAATATTATTTTCTAAATCATCAACTACTTTATTTGCTTGATTTAGTTTATCAAGTAGAGAAACTTTTCCAGATTTGGTAGTTGTCCATACTTTATCTAGTTTGGGATGTTTCTCTACTTTGAAGAATTCTCTTTGTTTTGTATGTTCTTTATCTAACCATTCATTATAATACACAACATGTTTTTTCATCATTTGTTGTGTTAATCCTTCAGGTAAAGGTTGTGCAGATGATTTTCTTTCTCTCTTGGTTCCATCTTTGATTCCTTTTGAATTATTTTCTTGTTCTTTTCTAGAGGCAATTCTTAAATTCTCATAAGAATTATTTAATGGGTCT